GTATACTTCGAAAAATCTCTACGGTACACTTTCATCGGTTTGGTTTTAGTACCAGTATTATAGACAGTGTAGTCGTTATTACTTTCGTTCTTACCAATTAGATTCGCCACTGCACCTTTTGTCGGTGTGTATGTCTTTGTTCCAGCAGCAGGGTCAGTCGCGGGTGGTGGTTCTTCTGGTGGTGGCTCTGGCGTGGTGGTAGAAGGAGATTCTACTGGTGGTGGAACAATTGCAGCAGGAACTCCAGTTGGAACTCCTAGTTCTCCGCGCGCGAGAGGAGAGTTGGTTCCGAGATTAATGTTTCTAGGAAATTCTCCATCTGGGTCATTGAATCCTCTGTTTGGGTCTGCTGGTTCTGTGGGAATACCAGTGATAGATCCTAGAACAACTGGTTGTTGTGCGAGTGCTCCGTCGATGAAGAACCCCACAACCCAATCTCCTTGATTAAGCATCGGCGCAGACATATTTGCCGATGAGTTCAACATTGGAGCCCATGGCAAATCTTCTGTGGCTATTTCTGACTTGTTATCACGATTAATCTTTAGAGGATCATCTATATCCTCAACAACACCCATAAACCAAACAAAGTTGGAGAATGGCATATTTTTAATATTGTCTCTCACTTATCCACCCACACCTTTCGCGATAGTTATTTTGTTAGCTGCTAAAAACTCATCAAATGCTTTAGCTCCAGCGTCATTGCCCTGAGTCAATTCAAATCTGTATTCTTTTCCTGCTGAATCTGGTTTCGGATTATCTGAATTAGAAGTTCTATTTTCAGACTCCACTTCATTAGCATCTTTATAAAGATCTATGATAGTATCAAATAACGAACCAACCGCGACATCGTGTCGAACGCCAGCTACAAGATATTTACCATCTAATCTAGTATCAAATTGATTGTCTGAGGTTAGATATTTGGCAGGTACTGTTAGTTGGATTACGTCGCCAGGAATGATTTGGTGATTTCCGTGAACCTTCAAAGTGATAGTATTTTGTCTAAGCATTTCTAGTTGTGCTTTTGCGGTAGGTTCTTTTATTCTAGCGTCATATCTCTGGTACGATTCTTCTGCACAGATATAGCTAACATGAGCTACTTTATCAAATGAAGAAGCAGTCGTTGTATATTCTTGTTGCTGTAAACTCAATCCCTCGTAGTCAAATGGAGCAAATATACCCAAGAGATTTGTTTTATCTTTATCTCGCGAGTAATCAAATCCAGTAGAGGTGATGGTTCTATCAACAAAATTGAATGACACCAACTCATTATTTAGAACACCAGATTCTACTAATTTCTTTCTGCTTGCGGCTTCGTTCTGTTCAAAGTGCAGAATTCTAAAATAGTCATCAGAGTTTTCTGTTGGACGTTTATTTGGATACTGAGAATACGTATGAATGGTACTATTCGAAATCATAGCTTTTGTGCATTTGAACTTATGACCCTTAGAAGTTTCATAAGCAAAAAACAGATTATCTTGATAAGCTAAGTTCGCAGAAATTGCTCGTTTAGTCAATTCTTGTAGAGCCATGGTTGGTGTAGTTTTAGGAAACACCATTTCTATTTGACCTGATGTTTCTTCAACCTCTATTTCTGAATCTGGCAACTTCAAGTAAGTCTTGTAAATATCTTTGACTATATCAGAGCATTTACCTTTGTATGATTTGGTCAAAAAGATATTAGAACTGACATAAGCAGGAGCAGTGATAGCGTGAATGTCAAATACCTTATGTTTGGTATTTTCTAATTGGTCTAGATTCTTCAATTCAGAAATATAGAATGATTTGATTAGCTTGAACTCGTCTTCGTCTGACACATATAGGGTAATCTCAATTTCATCGCCAACCGAAATGAAACCCTTGTCAAATAAACCAGAACCGTCAGAATACGTCGCCTTCAGAAACATACTCTTCATAGAAAGAGCCTGCGTGATACTGAAAGAAGTAATGTAGCTCAATAAGCTGAACTTCATTTCTTCTCCAGGCGCAGCATTCTTTCTCTTGATAGTGATATCAAGATAATGCTGATTTGCTGTGTCTCTATTATTAATTATCATGTTTTATTTTTGAAGGCTTTTATTCAATTCAATAGCAATACGTGGAGCATATGATGCTTCTACTAACTTTATTGCTCTTTTTTCTTCGTTCAATTCAGATTCTTTTGTATAATCGCTTATTGGAATAAACAACCCCTGACCTGTCGCTGTGTATGCGTATATGAATGTATCGACATCAATTACAATGTCGCTCGTCTCATCACCGTATCTGTATTCTTTTAGACCATAAGTTGTCTGATGTGTGTTAGATACTAGATTAACAGGAAACTTTGCTTCAATAGTCATAGAAGTATCACTATCGATATCTGTCACTTTTCTATAGAGACTATTGGCTTTCAGATAGTCGCCAACGCGGAATCTCTCTGTGAATGAAGTTCCAGAACCAGTCACCGTTGTATTGCTAGTAGAAATAGTTCCAGAAAGATTAGCGTCAAAATATCCACGCGCTGCATCTATAGAACCATATTTGGCGATGATATAATCATCAAACTCTGGAGTACTGAGTGGCCATTCGAAATAAGGATCAGTTATTTGATTTGCTAGAATTACCAACCAAGCATAATCAATAGAACCATAATAGTTGTATGCGACAGTAGTCGGGCGATCGCCATCTTCTAACAGATATTCATAGAATCCTTGCCCGCTCAAGAACAACTCAGAAAGAAACGTCGACTTTAACATGATGTTTCTCAAAGAAATACCATTATAATTAACTATTGGAAAGTTTTTGAAATACTGGCTTGCCATACTAGACCTTATTGTTTATTGTGGTGTAAGATATAACGATTTGCTTCTTTACCAGCTGGAAAGAAACTATCATTTACCGTAATATGTCTGATTTTTTTCATGCCGATTTCTTCTACTGAAACAACACGTTCTAATTTGTGTTCTTCGTTGTCTATTACTGGAATCATAACTCCGCACAAGGTCGGAGCAAGAACTTGATTTCCATGCTCATCAGAAATAGGAGCAGAAATAGAACAATCTAATTGTATGCCAGATTCAGTAGTGATGCGGACGCACTCAGATAACTTAGTTTCAGATCTAGTGACAATCTGTTTTTTGAATTGATTTGTAATCGGATCTATTGTGTCTAGCTCATCACCGACTTCAACTTCAGAAGCCTTTCTTCCATCAAATACTATTGAATCTATACAAACGCAACCTAGACCAGTATACCTCGAAGCATTTTCTCTATTAGCTAGTTCAGTTCCCTGCTTTTGTCTTTCTGTTTGTTCTTCTGGAGTTGATTGCTTGAAAGGGGGAAGTGAATTTATTCTTTCTTGTTCTTCGCCAAAGAAAGTTTTATCTACTTTCATAGATTGCGCTCCGCCCTGATCGATTAAGTTTCTACTTAATGGATAGATTTCTCTAAAATTAAAAGCCAGTTTTACAATTGATGGAGCAGCTCCGCCAGATGTTGTTTCAAAAAATGATACACCACCGTCACCGCCAAAATCAACAGAAATATCTGAGATATAACCCCTAGAAAAAGCATATAAGAAATCAGAACCGACAAATGAAATTTCAAATTCATATGGAAAATCTAAGAAGTATAGATCTTCTCCTGGCAAAGATAAATATCGCAAAGCATTAATTATCTTCTTGAGTGCTTCGCTTTCTTTTTGGCTAGTTGGAGCAAACGTATAAGAAAATTCAAAAGTTCTTTGCTCTACATTTTTGAACATGATAGTTGAATAAGGGTTGGGAACGCTCTGAGAGCTAAGAGCAAAGAGATCGCCTAACTCTTGGCTGAAGGTTTGGAGCATCTGTCGACCAACATAACCGCCTGCGCTTCGAAGAGCTGCTGTGCCTTCAGCAGTATTAAGAGATTGTCCAGCACTAAACATAGCTGCGCTAACACCAAGTTGGCTCGCGTTATATGATACAGATAACTTATCAGCCAACTTTTCTGGAATAGGAAGAATAATAGATCTTTCTGTTATCTTTTTATTTTGAGCAACTGGTCTAGCTCGAGCGCCACCACCCAAAGCAGAAATTAAGGTATTTGCATTGGTATTATTTGCAGCACCTCCTTCCTCAGAATATTTTAATGATATATCCTTTAGCAATTCTCCGACCTGTACCTTGTGCGGAACAATATGCATGTAAATAAAAGAAGATGTTACGTCCAGCGGAAACATGAATGGCGACTTAGTGGACGCTTTTAGGCTTTCCTTTTTTTGTTTGATTCTTTGTTCTGGAGTATTTTTTGATGCAGACATATAAATACCTTGTTGATTATACTCTTTATTTAGGCGACAAAATGGCATGGAAAGGAAGATACGCGGTCAAGAACCCAGCTAAATATAAGGGTGACCCGACCAAGGTTATAAAATGGCATGGAAAGGAAGATACGCGGTCAAGAACCCAGCTAAATATAAGGGTGACCCGACCAAGGTTATTTATAGGTCAAGTTTAGAACTGAAGTTTATGAACTTTCTTGATACACATTCTGATGTTCTTGAATGGAACTCAGAAGAAGTTGTAGTACCATATCGCTGTGTTACAGATAATAAGATGCATCGATACTTTGTAGACTTCTGGTTTAAGAAAAGAACGCCAGATGGTAAAATAGAAAGTATCCTCGTCGAGATTAAGCCATTGGCTCAGACTCGCGAACCTAAGAAACAGCAGAGAAGAACTAGACGCTATATCAACGAAGTGATGACTTGGGGCAAGAATCAATCGAAATGGAAAGCTGCGGAAGAATACTGTAAAGATCGTGGCTGGAAGTTTCAAATTATAACAGAGAAGGAATTAAACGGCTAATGCCTGCATACATCTATAAAAAGCTAGTCAGCGATGCCATGAAATCTGGCATTGAAGTAACCGATCGATCTAAAAAATCGATTACATGGTTGCGCCAAAAATATAATGATATCACGAAAGGTAGTGTAAGAACTGCAAACTTTATCAACGAATCAGATAGAAAACGAGAAGTCGGTAAAGTCGGTCGTATGTATATGTTTGTGTACGATCCTAAGGGAAAAGAAACTCTGCCATTCTATGACCGTTTTCCTCTTATCTTTATGGTAGAGCCAGCCGAAGGGGGATTCTATGGAATCAATCTGCACTATCTTCCCCCGATTCTAAGAGCCAAATTGCTTGACGCTCTATACGAAACCCAAGTCAATGGTGTCGTTGGCAACGAAACTACTAAGATGAAAATAACTTATAAGTTGTTGAAGACTGCATCTAGATTTCGTTTCTTCAAACCTTGCTTCAAGCACTATCTGTTTAAGCACATGAGATCCAAGTTTATCTATGTTCCACCAGAAGAATGGGATATGAGCGTGTTCCTGCCAACTGAACAATTCAAGAAAGCATCCAAAGACGAAGTCTGGAAAGATAGCAGGAGCAAAGTATAATGGCTGGATTTAGCATAAAAGAATTTAATTCTAAGTTTTCTAATATAGTTTCTACTGCCAATTTTTTGGCTAACTTTACGACGCCCAATTGTCTATTGAATACAGACCAAGGCGCCAAAATGAGCGATTTAACTTTTCTATGTCATACTACGACGCATCCAGGAATAGGTGTAGCTACTCAACGAATTAATCGTTTCGGTTATGCAGGCGCGTCATATTTGGTCCCATATGCATCTATTCTAGAAGATGCAGTAATATTTGATTTTTACATCAGAGCCAGCGACGTTCTACCTGTTCAAATATTTAATTACTGGATACAACAAATTGTTGGCGTTCCAAACGAAAGAACATTGCTGGATTTTAACGCAGGAAGTCTGTTGATGCCAGGACAGGTTGCATATAGAGATAGTTATACCAGTAAAGTAGAAATCATATCATATAATTATGATTCTAAGCAAATAATTAAAACAACCTTAACTGGCGCATATCCAACTAGGATCTCAGATATACAAACAAGCTGGACTGAAGGAGACATAGCCAAAGTACAAGTCACTATGGCGTATGCTGGCATAAAAGTCAGAGCAGAAGTGATAGGAGATGGAGAGCAACCAGTCAGTTCTTCGGTTAGAGGTTCTACGGATCCAGAGGCAGCAGCATATAAAGCTGCTATTAGAGCCAAACAAGATAAAACCCTGAAGCTGGTCTCTTCTCTAGACAGACTACTAGGTCTTAATAATACTGCTGATTTTCAACAGTTCTTTAATTCTCCTGTCTCAGACCAACTAAATAGATTGTATAATACTGGAAGTGCTCCAGGAAATATTCAAAGCCAAGGCATACCAACTTAATCATTAAATAAGGTGAAATATAATGTTACCAAAAATTAAACAACCAATCTTTACCATGACTATTCCTTCTTCAAAGAAGTCGGTAAAATATCGCCCATTTACAGTAGCTGAAGAAAAGCTATTGTTGATTGCTAAAGAAAGCAGTGATGCATCTGACATCGTCAACGTATACAAACAGATTATCAATAACTGTGTCATCGATGATTTGAATGTAGATAAGTTAGCTTACTTCGATCTAGAATACATTTTCTTAATGCTAAGGGCTAAGTCAGTTTCTAATATTGTCGATTTACAAGTCACTGACGAAGAAGATAAACAATCATACATGATTAAGTTTGACCTAGATCAAATCCAAGTTTCAGATACAAAAATAAAAGACTTGTTTGAATTGTCAGATGGAACAAATGTTAAACTGAAGTATCCTTCATATGGCGATCTATCAAAGATTTCAGCTGTAGAAGGTGTAGGTTCTTCGGATATGTTGACCATTATCAGATCTTGTTTAGAACAGATTATCGTCGGTGAAGAAGTGTTTGAACTATCAGAATACGGAACTGCCGAGGTTGATGACTTTATCTTGAGTCTTGGATCTAAAGATCTACTAAAGCTACAAGAATTCTTTGAGAATCTGCCTAAAGTTTATGCTGACATCAAGTATAAGCGAAAAGACGGAACAGAAAAGACTATTAAATTAGAGGGCATGCAAAGTTTTTTCGGATAACGACAGGTTATAATAATCTGTCGAACTATTATCAAACTAACTTTGCGTTGATGCAACACCACAACTACTCTTTATCTGACATAGAGAATTGGTTACCATTTGAACGAGATATCTACGTTCAGATGCTAATCGAATATCTGAAGAAAGAAAAAGAAAGAATAGAACAAGAAAACGCTAAAGCGCGCAGGAGATAATAGTGGGTGATGTAAGCAAAACTTATAAGCTATGGTATAATGTTTGGCTGAATAAAGAAGCCAAGCGAATAATCGACGATGCCGTAAAAGCAGGCATTCCGCCACCATCAGAAAAAGAAGCTAGGAAAATTGTACAAAGTGATCCTCAGCACGAAGTTAAGTTTCGCGAGTCAGCATTATACGACAAATATGTTGTACGTGGTTCTTCCAAGGGAGCAAGAAACGCTACAACTTCAGATAGATTTACTGCATCTGTTCTGGAGAAACGCGCCCAACAGGTAATGAAAGAAAAACCTGAATTGTCTGAAGAACAAGCAATGAAGCAAGCAGACAAAGACTTACAAACTCGCCAAGATAATGAAGCGACCGATGTAGCTGGAGCTGCAGATCCTGTTTCTGCAAAGATATTGACTAATATCTCCTCTATACTAATGGACATCAGCGAAGATGTCCTAGCAATCAGAGAATCTGGACCAAGTGGACTCGATGCAGCTGAATCTGGAAGAGAGAAAGGCAAAGATGGCAAAGAGAAAGAAAAACTGCCAGTGTTTCTGGAAGCATTTAAGGAAATAGTAGATACTATTACAGGCATATTCAAAGGTATTAGTCTAGTATTTTCTGGTGTTTTGATTCCATTAGTTCTAGGGTTCGCATCGAAGTTTATAGATTTTTCGAGCTCACTTGGTCTAGTCATAGCTGCAGTCATAGGATTTGCAACATTTTTTGGTAGCCAGTTTTTATTCAGTCTGATAATTAAGAGTATTTCTTCTCTCTTTATGAAACTCGGAACTGCCTTAATAACGAAAGCATTAAAGATACCTACAACACCAACAGTTCCAGGAACAACGCCAGTTCCTGGAGGCACGAGCATTCCTGGTCCTGCAGGGAAAACCACAAAGTCAATCAGCGCATTAACCACATTGGGTAAAGGCATCAAAGATCTTGGTGCTGGAATCGGCGCTGCCATTTATTCTTTTTTTGCGGGATTTGCAAAAGGTCTAGCAGCATTCGGTAATCCAAAAACAGCATTGGGAATAGCTGTGATGGTTGGCGCTACTGCCGCGCTCGGAGGTCTCGCTCTACTATTCAAGAAGGGCGACATTAAGTGGGAAGATTTTATCGCTGTAGGTGTTGGTTTAGGTTCCCTTGCTCTCGGCATTATGGCGCTCGGAAATCCTCTCGTAATCACAGCTATGAATGCACTTGCTAATCCAGCAGCTGCGAAAGGATTAGCAGCCACTGCTATTGCTATTGCAGTGCTTGGCGCTGCATTGATTCCTGGCGCTTATGCATTTAATTTATTCGGCGAAGCATTAAAGTTAGCTGGCGAAGGGACTGAAAAGATGATTGATAATCTTTTCAAACTTACTGAAATTGATGTTGACGCATTGTATAAGATCGGTCCAGCTTTAATGAGTGTGGGATTAGGGTTCGCAGCTTTCAATGCCGCGATGGCAGTCGGGGCATTAGCAGGAATAGGTCAGTCTATCGCTTCATTCTTTGGTGCAGACAGCCCAATAGACACAGTATTGAATTTTGCTAAAGATGCGGCAGATGCGGACATAGTCGGCGCAGCAAACGCAGTAGATCAACTCACTAAATCTCTACAAAAATTAAGCGGTTTAGAATTAGACAATCTAAATCAAATTGGCGAAGGTCTAACTTCACTATCACTCGGAATGGGAGCATTCGCTGTTTCTGGTGTCGTGAGTGGTTTAGGTAATCTCGTAACAGGTTTCTTAAGCAAAGTTACTGGTCAAAAGACGCCAGTTGAACAAATACAGGAGTTGGCGAAAGATTCTAAATCTATCTATGATGCAGGTATAGGTGTAGAATCAATCGGAAAAGGATTAACTTCATTTAATTCTATTGATCCAGATAAAATAACAAGAACGATTGAGTATCTCGACAACCTAGACGATGCAAAATTACAAAGGCTGGCAGCGATAGGAACTCAAGCAGCGCAGACCCAGCAACTAGCTGGTGCAAGAGAACAAGCTCAGTCCGCGCAAACAAGACAAGTCGCTTCAGCACAAAATACGGTAGTTCAACAAAACGCAGTCAATAATTCTAGCATGAACTTTAGCAGTACGAAAATGGGATCAGCCGTCCAAGGCGACGCGCTTTCTGCAGCCAAATAAAGAAAAGGGAGCCGAAGCTCCCTTTCTTTTTAACCAGCTAATTTTCGGAAGAAATCCAAATCATCATCTTCATCTGAAGCAGGAGTATCTGCTACTGGAGCAGATTGCGCTTCAGCGACTTTCGCGCGAGGAACGTACTCAGCGACTTCTTCATCAGTATCAGCAGCAGTTGCGCTAACACCGCCAGATGCACCAAGAACCATATCCAAATGTTTCTTTAATTCA